GCTTATTCGCCCGACTCGAGCCATCCTCGTGGCGTTGTGCGAGGGGTAGGGGGATCCGGATCTCTACCGCGCTCGGGTTCCTCAGCGGGCGGGGCCAACCGTGCACAAAGTCCCAGATTCAAACGGGGTATTGACCCCGGCAGCCCTCCACGACCGGGCTAACCGCCTGGAAGGAGGCGAGATTTCATGGCCAAAGACGGCACCAACCGGGGCGGACGCCGCGTCCGTGCAGGCGCGAAACCCGACCCGCTCAACGAGAAACTCGCCGCAGGACGCCCAGCCACACGGCTCGCCACGCCACCGGATTTCGATGTGTTCGATCTGGATGGCACCGATATCGGCGACGGTGCGGTGCTGGCTGGCGAACCAATGCCCGAACCGGATGAGTACCTGAGTGCTGAGCAGCGCGACGGCAAACCGCTCGGCGCTGACCTCGTATACCGCGAAACCTGGGAGTGGCTGGACGTGCGTGGCTGTACCGAGTTCGTCTCGAAGCGGCTGATCGAGCAGTATGCGCAGGCGTTCGCGCGCTACGTGCAGTGCGAGCAGGCGATTTCCAAGTTTGGCCTGCTGGGTAAGCACCCCACCACGGGAGCCGCGATCGCCAGCCCGTTCGTGGCGATGAGCCAGAGCTTCGGGAAGCAGGCGAATGCGTATTGGTACGAGATTTTCGACATCGTGCGCGCCACCTGCACCACCGACTATTCCGGCACAACACCTGGCGACGAGGTTATGGAGCAACTCCTCAAAGCCCGCTCCTAGGTACTCGCCTCTTCTTGCGTTTTCTTGGCCTGCCCTGACGAGGGTGGGCCTTCTTCATGTCCCACAGCTTCTCGGAAGGGAGCCCCTGTGTCTGTAGTTCGGACTGCTGAATCTGTGTGTATTGGTCATCCCGACAAGCTCTGCGACCTGATCGCCGACACCATCGTCGACGACATCCTCGCCGTCGACCCTGATGCGCGGGTGGCAGTGGAGGTGATGGCTACAGGCCGCCGGATCATCGTGACCGGCGAGATCACCACCACCGCCAAACCCCGTCTACGCGCTTCGGCGCGTACAGCACTGCGCAGGGCGGGCTATAACCCGAACCGGTTCGGCGTGTTTGTGTGGGTGCGTTCCCAGTCTCCAGACATCAGCGCGGGCGTGACCACCTCGCTGGAAGCCCGCACCGGCAATAACGCGTCGGATGCGGTGCTGGGTGCTGGTGATCAGGGCACCGTCTACGGTTACGCCACCAACGAGACCCCTGAGCGGTTGCGCGAACCCAAGGCACCATCGCGGGCATCCACTCGGACGGTAAAGCACAGGTCAGCGTGATCTATGACACAATCGGTATCCCGGTTGGTGTCGACACCGTGGTCGTCTCGGTTCAACACGACGAAAACAAGAGCCTTGAGTTGCTCGAGCGTGAGATCCGCGCGCTTGTCATTGTCCCGGCGATCGCGGAGCACTTGCCGGGTGCCACGCCAGCATCGGTGTTGGTGAATCCGTCTGGCCGGTTCGTCACGGGCGGCCCTGCCGCTGACACGGGGCTGACGGGCAGGAAGCTCATGGTCGACACCTATGGCGGCCTAGCGGCTCATGGTGGCGGTGCGTTCTCAGGTAAGGATCCGTCGAAGGTGGATCGGACGGGCGCATACATGGCGCGCCTGATCGCTAACACGATCGTCGACGCGGGACTGGCTGAGGAATGCCACGTGAGCATTTCGTATGCGATTGGGAAGGCTGATCCGGTCGCGTTCTACGTCGACACGTTCGGGTCTGGCCAGCACCCGGACTGGCTCCTCACCAACGCTGCCCGAGCGGTGTTTCCGCTGCGCCCGGCGGCGATGATCGACGCCCTCAAACTACGCGGGCCCGTCTATGCGGGACTAGCCACCTACGGTCACGTGGGCCGCACCGGCCGCCCGTGGGAGAACACCGAACCATTCATCAACAAGCTCATCCAGGAGGTGAGGGCTCGTGCTGATCAAGCAGCTACCCATTGGTGATCTCAAGCCCGCCGACTACAACCCACGCAAGGATCTTCAGCCCGGCGACCCCGAGTACGACAAGCTCAAGCGCTCACTGACGGAGTTCGGGTATGTTGAGCCGGTCATCTACAACGCCACCACCGGCCGCGTTGTCGGCGGCCACCAGCGCCTGAAAGTCCTCGCCGACCTCGGCCACACCGAGGTTGACTGCGTCGTGGTTGAGCTTGACGAGACCCGCGAAAAAGCGCTGAACGTTGCGTTGAACAAGATCAGCGGCGACTGGGACGAGGACAAACTCGCCTGGTTGATTGCTGACCTGGACGCGTCCGATTTTGATGTGGAGCTCACCGGTTTCGATGATGCCGAAATCCAAGCGATGATCGGCTCCCTCGACGACGGCGACGTGGCGGATGATGATTTTGACCTGACTGCCGCTCTCGAAGCAGCAAGTTTCGTCGAGCGTGGAGACATCTGGACCGTGGGTCGGCATCGGCTAGTGTGCGGGGACGCCACAAACCCCGACGATGTTGCCACGTTGATGGACGGTAAGAGTGCCAACCTGGTGCTGACTGACCCGCCCTACAATGTCGCCTTCGAATCCTCCAATGGCCTGAAGATCAAGAATGACGCGATGAAGAACGACGCGTTCTTTGAGTTCCTGCTGGCTGCGTTCACCAACATGGCAGCGGTGCTCGAGAAGGGTGGGTCGGCGTATGTGTTCCACGCCGACACCGAAGGCCTGAACTTCCGCCGCGCCTTCGTAGAGGCGGGCTTCAAGCTCTCCGGCTGCTGCATCTGGGTCAAGGATTCTCTGGTGCTGGGCAGGAGTCCGTATCAGTGGCAGCACGAGCCGGTGCTGTTTGGGTGGAAGCAGGGCGGTAAGCACAAGTGGTTCGCTGACCGGAAACAAACCACCATCTGGAACTTCGCCAAACCCCGCCGGAACGCAGACCACCCAACCAGCAAGCCACTCGATTTGTTGGCCTACCCGATCCGTAACTCCACCCAGGCCAATGCGATCGTGCTCGACACCTTTGCAGGCTCCGGCTCCGCCCTCATGGCAGCCGAAGAAACCGACCGTATCGCCTACTGCATGGAGCTGGACGAGAAATACGCCTCGGTGATTCTGCGTCGCTACGTCGAAGCGACAGGCGACGCCGCCGGGATTACCTGTAGGCGCGACGGCGAGCAACTGGCGTATCTGGACGTGGTGAAAGACGTCGACCGCACCAGCGACTAGCCCCGTGAAAAACGGCCTGAATATTGGTGGTTGATAAGGACAAATACCGCTGGATAAGTGGCGAAACCTATGGCTGTATGTACATGACCAAACCACCCCAAAGCCTTGGGAAATCGAACGAAAGGACTGGTCATGAGCGAACTCCACCTGGAAATCACCGAACTCATCGAAGCAGGAATCAACGTCCACAACACCCACGAGGCCCTGCGTGAGGCGAGGGCGCGCGGTTACCGGCTGGTCGCCGGAGTGATTGAGCACGACCCGAACAGTTTCCTCCATTTCGTGGCCTCGTGGTTCGACGCGGAGGTGGCAGCATGACCATCATCGAGTTCGAACCCCAGAAGGCAGGCCGGAAGAAACTCGCCCACGCGATCGCCGAGCATTTCGGCACGGATGTGGCCTATGCGGGCACACCGTCGTTTGCCTACCAGATCGGCGAGGCCTCTCTCGACCGAGACTGGACCCTCCACCTGCCAGACGACACTGACACTGACGCCGTAGCGGAGGCTGCCCGGCGTGCGGGCTTCACTGCGGCAGGCGCGGGCGATGTGGGGTTGACGGTAACCATGCCTGTCACCGGCTGGACTGAACGCACACGAGCCAACCTCGAAGCCCTGCTCGCCTCCAAAGGCGAGTTGATCGCCCGCGCCTTCGACATCCCGGCCACCCCGGTCGAATTCGAGGGCGATGTGGTGGCGTTCCCGTGGTTCACGACCATGCCGAGCCAGGACGTACGCGAAGTGGTAATCCAGTTGATTGTCGCCCTGTGTGAGCGGGCCGAGACCGCGTCCCGGACGAGTAGTAAGCCGCCGAAGCCGGGCAACGACAAGTACACGATGCGCTGCTTCCTGCTCGCCCTGGGTTTCATCGGCCCCGAATACAAGAAACTCCGCCGAATCCTGCTCGCAGGCATTGACGGCGACGCTGCCTGGCGCACACCCAAGCCGGGAGGCCGCCCCATAGGCGCGAGTCTAGGACAGCGAGTGAGGCTGATCGGGACGAGCGACCCGTATACACGGCTACGTCCAGGGGAGGAGGGCACTGTGGCATTCATTGATGATGCTGGCACCGTCCACATCAACTGGGATTCCGGTTCTCAGCTGGGTCTCATCCCGGGTGAAGATGACTGGGAAACCCTGTCACCTCAAGCGGCGAAAGAT